AAGCTACGGGACTTTAGAAACTTTCTATTCCTGGTTTGGAAACATTTAAACCTTCCTGATCCTACAGAACTCCAATACGACATCGCTGAGTACCTGCAACACGGTCCAAAGCGGTCTGTTATCATGGCGTTCCGTGGTGTTGGAAAGAGCTGGATAACAAGTGCCTTTGTAGTACATCAGCTACTGCTGGACCCATCCAAGAACATACTTGTTGTATCAGCTAGTAAGAATCGATCAGATGACTTCTCTACCTTTACACTTCGAATCATTCAGGAGATTCCCATTTTACAAGGATTAAAACCATCAGAGAACCAACGATTCAGTAAGATAGCATTTGATGTAGGACCTGCTCCTGCCTCTCACGCACCCTCCGTTAAGTCCCTAGGTATATCATCCCAGCTAACAGGTTCTCGTGCTGATATAATCGTGGCAGACGATGTGGAAGTAGCTAACAACAGTGCTACTCAAGGAATGAGGGATAAACTGGATGAACAAGTAAAAGAGTTTGACGCTATCATTAAACCATTGGACACCTCCCGTATTATCTTTCTTGGTACTCCACAGTGTGAGGACTCTATCTATAACAAACTGCGAGAGAGGGGCTACAAGAGCCGTATATGGCCTTCAGAGTATCCAGATGAGGTAGAAGCTACCAATAACTACGGAGGCGATCTAGCACCTCTTATAGCGGATAACATAACTCCTGAGACTGTTGGTACTTCTACAGAACCCTTACGGTTCACTGATCTGGACCTAGAAGAAAGAAAGATGTCGTACGGTCGTACCGGATACGCTCTTCAGTTCATGTTGAATCCTAAGCTAAGTGACGCTGATAGATACCCATTAAAGATTAACGATCTGATCATAACAGATGTTGATGTGGATGTAGCTCCTGAAAAGATCGTGTGGTCCAGTGACCCTGATAACTGTGATAGAGAATTACCTAATGTAGGATTAGCTGGGGATCGATACAGAAGACCTGCTAACACCGTTGGTGATATGATACCGTACACAGGTTCTGTGCTATCTATTGACCCATCTGGTCGCGGTAAGGATGAAACAGGGTACGCTGTGGTAAAGATGCTTAACGGTCAGTTGTTTGTTCCGGATGCTGGTGGTATAAAAGGTGGGTACGATACTAAAACCTTACAACAACTAGTAGCTATAGCAAAAGATAACAAAGTTAACAAAGTAGTGATCGAGTCTAACTTTGGTGACGGTATGTTTATGGAGCTGATAAAGCCTCTGTTTAGAACAACCTATCCTGTAACTATAGAAGAAGTCAGACATAACAAACAGAAGGAGCTACGGATTGTTGATACCCTTGAACCTGTACTCAATAGTCACCGTCTAATCGTTGATCCTTCCGTCATCGCTGATGACTACAGGTCTGCTCTTAGCTATCCTATTGAACAACAAACCAGGTACATGATGATGTATCAGTTAAGTAGGATAACAAGAGATAGAGGTAGCTTAGTACATGATGACCGTCTTGATGCTTTATCAATAGCTGTTGGTTATTGGGTGCAGCAGATGGCTGCTGATGTTAACCAATCTATGATTGATAGACAACAAGAGTTGCTTCATGAAGAACTAACAAAGTTTACTGATAGCTTTCATAAAAGAAGTAATAACAAAACCTCTTTAACTTGGGTATAACAAATCTTGTTCTCTTCGTTCTCATCGCTATTGCTCACTCCGTTCACCAATAGCTCTCTTTAATAGATATATATAGTGCTGTTGTAGTTAGTTTAAATACAGTTATATTGTTATAGCTATACCTTGTAATCCTAAAGTCTAACTTTAGATTTACTATGTGGTTTATTTATAAACACACCTATCCTTAAAAGTTAAAGTTAAAGAGTTGTTATTAGTCTCCTTTGTTAAAGTAACAGCGAAAGAACGAATGAGTCTTTATCGAACGATAGTGAGTAAAGACGATAGAGCGTTAGCGATAAAGTATGAGCTGTTCAACAGCTGTAACTAATCTGATGGATGTTGAAGTATCTGCTAATGTTATCTTTGTTAAAAGGAAGGTAGCAGCAGCTACAACTTATACGACTCTAAAGCGAAGTGCTTGTACACTTGTTGTTTAATACCTATAATTATTTTTAAGTACAGTTATAGGTACTATCTTAATATCAATATTATAACGATAGACAGCCGAAGGAAACATGTAAAGCTTTTTTTTCAAGATGCTAGATAAACACTAGTCAAGAATCGTACAACAGATTTACCTATGAAATCGTCTCGTCTTATGATATGGTTATAACTCATGAACATAAGTATTAATCATTCGAAGAATGTTAAAGCGTTAGGAAGAACGAAGTGATGAATATCAACGATCAAACAGACACCTTCCAGTACGAACTAGCAAAGCTCGTGTATCGATTTAAAAGAGAGTACGATCTTAACGACTATACAATAGCAGGGTGTCTGGACTTCTGTAAACTATCTGTACTGACTGAATCAGATGATGTTATCTTTGAAGGAGAACCTATCGAAGACGATAACAATGACGACACCTTTGACCCAAGCTTCTAGTCGCTCCGCTCCAGACCTTCCGATCATTAAAATTATATCTGAAGAGGAAGAGCTGTTCGTAAAGCTAAACCTGGAGATGGAAGATAAAACCCACAAAATGCTTGTTAAATGGGGCAAAGAAGTAGCATCCGATGAAGACTATATAAGCATAGCTATAAGGGCTGGTCTAGAAGAGTATGTAGATGCTTGAGATAACAAGCGGAAATAGGTGTTTCAAAAGGTTTCAGCAGAAAAATCTGAGGGGCTTACGCTATATACGCGTGCGTTATTAATCCCCCGCATACCCGTAAGATTATTATAGGGAGGGGATGTTATACTAATTAGACATAATACATATTAGGCGAACCTCTGTTGATAATCAACGACTTATGAAACAAATTGGCTAGTCTGGAGCTAAATCTGTTATATTTTTTCGCAAATCGACAGAGATTACATGGTGTTTGCGTCATAGCTCCTGATCAAATCATGTGTTGAATCAAACGCTTGTTAGTGTATTTGCATGAATTACTTGTTTGTATCTTTTTCTTTTTCAATGTTCCATTCTCAACTTTGTCTCAATTATGAGATTCATTCTCAACAAGCAATTGTAGCTCCACTTATCTAGTCATTAGTCGAATTTATAACACATATTAGATTTGCAGGTAATTTCACTCAGTCGCTATTTTGTTCTCGAGAATACTTTTTTTGGTGCTAATAGGTAAGGCATATGAATAATACTGTACAACATAAACACCTGTTGAGTGGTTCAGCTATTGAGCTATTCAATAAGATTAATAACAAACGAACATCTGTTGCCAAGCTTACCAATCCGGAGTTATTTGATGCTATGCTGTTGAGTGACTGCGGTTTGATTAAGTTTGATCGAACCAAAAAAGGTAATCCATCTAAATTCCTAATCGCAACCCAATAAACACCAAAAATACCTAATAGAATGAAAAATTACAAAGAATACTTAGATTATTGCCAACGCTTGGCTGAAGATATTAATGACAGCTACTCAGATGATATAGAAGTCACTGAACGCATCCATGAAATCGCTGACGGCTGTCAATATGTTATCTATTACAGCAAAGCATGGGATTTAGTGAATATGATGCGAGAATATAACCATGAGCTATTCAATGAAGCAGTTGAGGAAGTTCAAGGCAACGGCTTTGAGTTTGAAGGTGATATAAATGCTCACATGACTTGGATTGCTTTCTTTCTTATTCACAACGGCATATATTCAGCCTATCAACACCTTGAAACGGAGGTTGTAGCATAATGAGCAAGAATTGTTTTAATACTATACCTTATCGAGGTGGACGCATTCACACTTGTTACAACACCATTACAAAGAAAGAAGAAGTCAAAGCTACTTATGGCGAGTTTACTTTTTATTGTAAGACCTTTTTAGCGGCACAGCGTAAACTCACACGAATCTCTAAAAATCCTCTATTTAATTAACACTATGAAAAAGAAACTACTATCTAAACTCTTTGACCTTCTCATCCTTAACTTAATCTTTGGATTCTTTTGGTTATTCGCTTTGATCTACTTTACTTCCTAAACCTTAATTACCTATCTACTATACTATGAACCATCCAAACTTCACAGAATCCGTAGAAATCACTAGAAACGCTTTTTATTTATTACGCGGTAATGATGAAAAAAGCTGGAGAGACTATGGAAACAATGAACACGCAGAATGGACTGTTTACATCAATGAAGGAGTCAGACTATTAGCCTTATGCAACTTTTTATCTGGTGTCACTCAATACTATGTTCAAGACATTAACGCATAAACCTTAACTGACCATGAAAAGAGAGTATGAATTACTAGCTTTGGACAAACAAAATGTACCTGTCCGAATAGCCACCATCACAGAAAACTCTAAACCGAAAGCAAAAGCTACTGGACAAAGACTGGCAAAGGCACTCGGTCAAAGATTCCACGATATAAAACTTAT